TCGCTGTTTCCTATGTAATCCCGGGCATTTGGTATACCGGGTTTAGCTTTCGCAAACGTCATTTATTGCGCCCATAAGCCGGGTCGTTTGGATTGGCCCAACGCATAACAACCGGGATTAGTGCGGCCACGGCAGCTTTAAGCCAATCTTGCGGATCCGTATTGCCCGTCGAATAAACGGCAACCGCCGCGGCGATAGCGGAACGTGCGTAGCTTGCCAACATTGCCTTAGTTTGCTTATTCATTGTGAGCCTCGATATGTCCGTCTATTTTCTGTTCGATACGGCCTAATGCCCGGTGTACGGATCCGTGGTCCTCTCGGTTTTCTTTTGCGTATTTACCAATAAGCGCAATGACCAAACCGAAACCGCCACCGATAAAAGCCACCACAATTTGAGTATCCACGACACGTTACGCCGCATTGTCGGGGTCAATTTCCGGGTTTGGTGGCGCGATAAAATCGTCGGCGTCCGGCAAGTAGATATATCCAACGCCGGCGTAGGTTTTATTCGGCAAATCGAAATAGGTACGTACCCACGTACCGGGGTAACGCTCGGGATTTTCCGCCATAAATTCCGGCGTAACTACGTGAACCGCCAAAACAATATTGTTTGCGTCAATTTGCGCAAAATAACTATGGCTACTCATACCTTAAACCTCACGTAAACAATTCCGGAACCGCCCGAACCGCCGGCCGTCGAGGTTCCATTATTTGGGTTTCCACCGCCACCGCCGCCGGATCCGGTATTAGCGCCCGCGTTACTACCCGCGGCACCGAGGCCACCGCCCGCACCACCGATTGACGAACCGCCCGCGCCGCCAGTATTACCGCCACCGCCACCGCCACCGCCTTTATACAACGTCGAGCCGGCAATAAACGTAGAAACATCAAGGCCAATGCCGCCGGCACCACCGACCGCACCACTAGTTACTTGATTTTGTCCGATACCGCCAATTCCACCACCGCCGCCCGCGCCGCCGTTTTGTGCGCCGTCGCCGCCGGCATAACCATAATTTGTATTTTGATAAATGGACAATGCGCCTACTTGATAACTAGTAGCGCCGCCACCGTCGTAAGCCGCGCCGCCACCACCGCAACCGCCACGAACAGCGAACCGCGTATTGACGCCAACAATAAAAGGATTTATACCGGCGCCACCGCCGGCAACGGCACAAGTTGTTCCAACAATTGAGGACCCGCCTTGGGTTCCCCATTGGCTTCCGGCCGCGCCGGCACCACCGGAACCACCGGCACCGCCCGCACCAACGGTAATGCTTGCGTTTGCGTCTAAATAAATTGTTGTTTGTATTTTTCCGCCCGCGCCACCACCGCCGCCGGAACGGTTTGTGCCGTCTTGCCCGGCCGAACCGCCACCGCCGCCGCCAACCATGAAAACGTCAAATAAACCGGATTTTGTTACCGTTAAGGTGCCGTCGCTTGTAAACGTCAAAAGTGTGTAATTAACGCCCGAAACGGTAATTGACGAGCTACTACCGCCGGTTGCTACCCCGTAATTGGCGCCGCCTGACCCGGGAAAAAATATTGCTGCTGACGCCGAGGTAAAATAAAGCGACCCGCCCCCCCATTGCGCCAACGCTAAGGAACCTGCCGTAGTTACTGTTGCTGTTCCGGCGGTAATCGTACAAGTACCGGCCCCGATATTGTGGATCCATACGCTGTCGCCGGCGCTAAAAATGCTTGTATTAACCGTAATTGTTGTGGCGCTCGCCTTATTCATAACGATACGTTTGCCGGCGTCAGACGCTACAAGGGTATAGCTATCGGTTTTGTTGCTGACCGGAATATTAAACGTCGAATTAAGTTCCGACGCGGAAAGCACGTTGCCGTCGACGAACGGGTACGGGGTAGTAGCCATGGTGCCTAGCCTAATACGTTCGTCGTGCCAATGACGCCATATATGGGGTCGCCCAAAACCAGTTGGTACACAATGTTTGTAGGTGATGTAAACAGCCGGACCCGGTGGCCGGTACGGAAATCCAAATTGTGTTCTATGCCCTCTACGGCTAATTCTTGCCCTAATTGGGTGGTGCCTACGCCGCTGTTAAACGTTTTTTCTATGGTGATTGTGTCGCCAATGTCGATAATTGCTACGGCGTCGCGTTGGGCTGTTGTGAGGCTCGCAAACGTGGTTCCGACGCTGTTATAGCGGGCTTCGGGTTCGCCGTCCAAAAGGTAATCGGCGGCGTCCTGTATCTCGGTAGCGTCGTGTAACAAGCTGTTAGTGATTGAGGCGGTTTGGATAAAATATGTTGCTTGGCTCGTGAGGTCGTCGGCTGTCGCGTCGCTTCCGCTTAACGCTTGGACGTAGGCCCTATTAGTCACGGCGTCCGCCTCGAACGTAATACCTAGCTCGTCGTACGGTACGCCGGTCCCGTCGTCCCCAAAATCGGCTACGGATCCGCTTATCGTGGCAGATATGCGCTGTTGGAACGTTAAAACGCCGCTACGCGACATAAAGAGCCGGCCGAATTCGGCGGTTTGGTTTATTTGGCTGAGATAGCCGAGGACGTTTGTTCCGGCCGGAATTGTGTAGGCGGCGTCGTGGCCGAGGTTTACGGTTCCGGGGTCAATGTTGCGGGCTGTTGGACCGGACGGGTAAGCAACCTCGGGTAAATCCAATATGGTTTCTATGCGTTGTCCGGACGTTTCCGGATCCGGGTTAAATTCGTCGATAGTGGTTTGGGCCAACAAATAAAAGTTGTCGGCACAATACACGGTTACGGTATCGAGGCCGTCTAACGCAAAATTGTAATCGTAATTAACGATTTTCCCGCGAAACAAAAATTCCTCGTCGTTGCTTGCGTCATAACGCACTAGCTCTACCTCGCGCAACGGGGCCAAACCCGGTTTAGCTAGTGGCGTGTCGTAGTACGGGCTGTTTTCGTCGAACGGTGAAAAAATGCCGGTTGTGTCTTGGATTGTAAACGACATGGTTCCGGCGGCGAATTGGTCGCCGCTGTCGCGTCGCCCTCGGCGTACGTTGACGTTTAGGCAGCTGTCGAGAACCGAGGCAAATTCGGTTGTTCCGCCAAGTACGTATTGCGTATTGCCTAATACGCCTTTGGTGCTATCCCCAAGGGTAAAACCGTCTTGGATAAATCCAGTATCTATGCGTAAGTCATAGTTTCCGGCTTGGACAACCGAGGTAGCCATTTACGCAACCCAAATATCGGCGGGGCCGTTTTGCCGGTTAAACGCTTTAATTCCGTTAATTGACGCTTCGCCAATTTGGGCGGCCGTAGCAAATCCGCCGTTAATGTTTATGTTGTACGTGTCGCCGCCAATGCCGGGCAAGCCTGAGAAATCGAGGTAGCGCGGGTCAAGCATGACGCCGCCGCCTACGTCGATTGGGTTAAAGCCGTCGCCGCCGCCGGCAGTACCGGCGCCACCGGTTACGGTTGCCGAAACGTCCTCAAACGCACCGGACGAAATACCCAAAATTTCGCGCAAACGGTCCAACGACAAATTGGGATTTTTTAGGATTTCCTCGTATTGGGCAATAACGGATTGGATACCGGCCACCAACGCTTCACCTTGCCGGACACCGGCCCCGTAAAATTCGTCGGCTGCCTCAATGCCTAGCTCGTCCGCGACACTTTGTAGGCTGTCCAAAAGCGCGTTGGTTTGCTCGATAGCGGCGGATCCGCCGTTAATAAGCTCGTCGGCAATAAACGTTCCGGCCTCTACGCCGGCGTCCAATACTTGGCGCAACCCGGCCTTGGACAAGCCCATTTTTAGCAACGTGGCGACACGCTCACCGAATAGCTTTGAGCGGTTAGCCATGACGGTTAGGCCATTAACAAAACTTGTTTTACTGTTTGTCGCTTCGTCGAGCGCGTCGGTAAACGACAAGGTGCCGGAAACGCCGCTACTAATGCTGTCTCGGAAATCGTCATAGGCGCGGCGGGCGTCGTCTAGTTGGTTGGTTGCTTTATCCAACGCAATTTTAAAATTATCGGCAATCTCGCGGCGTAGGTTCTTGGATTGTTCTTCCAATTTCTTTTGCGCTTCCGTAAGTTTTTTGGTGGCGGATCCGGCGCCCTTGGGCGTGTCGTCGCCCATGCTGTCGGACAAACTACGGGCCGTTTCAGCAAGCTTTTTAGCGGCAAACGACGAATAATCCATTTGTGCCGACGCGACGCCTACACCTTTTCTAAATGCGTCAAATTTGGCGCGTACCTCGTCGAGGTTAAATTGGTCCTTGCCGGATATGGCCGCCCACATTTGTTTTGCGCCCTCGGCAAGATTGGTATTAAATCCGCCTTTTAAGAAACCAAAAACACGGCTACCGATATTGCCCATTTGGATTAGTGCCACCGTGACGGTTTCGACAAGGTTTAGCATTGCGTCGCCAAACGGCCCCATTTCCGCTATGGCTTGTTGTAAACCTTTAACAAGTGATACGCCGAAAGCGTCGCTAATACGCTCGATAGCCGGGGTTACGTTTTCGTTGACCCAACTAATAAATTTTTGGAATACCGGTAGCAATGCTTGGCCGATATTGGTTTTAACGTTCTCAAACGTGGCCGCCAAAATACGTTGTTGGTTAGCGAGGCCGTCCGAGGTACGCGCAAAGTCGCCTTGGGCGTCGTTTGTTTGCTCGTAAATAACTTTTTGCGCGGCTAATACTTTTGCTTGTTGGGTTAGCGCCCCGGTGCCGTTGTAAATGCCAAGCTCAGCGGCAGCGGCCTTTAACGTGGCGTCGTTAAGCAAAACGCCGTACTGGCGTAGTGGTTCGCTCTCGCCTCGTAGCGCGGCCCCAAGCGCGTTAATGGCTTGGTCGACGCTTGTATTATTAAAGCTTGCCAAGTCGGCGGCAAGCGCCACAAAATCGGTCGAAAATACCGCTAAGTCTTTTCCGGCTAGCCCGGCAGCTTTACCGAATACGGCAAAGGTCGAGGCAGCTTGTAGCGCCGCGGTTTCGCTGATACCAAACGACCGGGCGGCGGTCCGGCTAAATGCTTGGACCTCGACGCTAATAGCGCCAAATACGACGTTTGATTTGCTTATGGCCTCGTTGAGATCCGACGCGGCTTGGACGGCTTTGTAGGCCATTGCGCCGACAGCTGTTACGACGCCGCCGACGGCGGCCCCAACGAGAGCTGTTGAGGCGGTTAAGCCTTGGAAAGCCTTTTGGGCTTTTTGTAGGCCCGTGTTATTAAAGGTCGTTAAAATTGGAATGTTAATTGCCATAGCGAACCTTTAAGTTGCGGTTGGTTATATCCATAACCTTTTTAACCGTTTTAAGTACGTCAGCTTCCACGGCGGGCCGGTTGCGGGTAACGATTGGGTCGATAACGCGGGGTTGTGGCCCCTCTTGCGCGGTAAGCGTCGAAACAAACGTACTTTGTGTATTGCGGCCGGCATGGTCATAAATGACCGCGGCGGGGTCGAGCGATTGGACAACCATTAGGCGGTAGGGCAACGCACCAAACGCCACTTGTTGGGTGTATTGGTTGCCAAGGTCGTCGCGGCGCGTAAAATTTACGTACCGTTCCCGGGTCGCGCGGGCGCCCACTTTGATTTTGTAACCGTTTTGTGCGGCCTTGGTATCCCAACGGACCTCGCGGCCTTTGACGAGCGAGCCGCGACGCATACCGGATAACGGCGCCCCGTTGCCTTTGCTGTTATCAAAATTGGCAACCAAGGCGCGGGCCTCGGAAATAATTTTGGATCCGGACGCCTTAATGTCCTTAGTTACTTGGCGGCGGTAACGCGGGTCGATTTTGTTTAGCTCGGCTAGCGCCTCTTGGATACCCTTAATTTGTAGTTGGGTTGCCGCGGTTGCCATGTTTACCTACGTTGTTTGTTTCGGTCCTCAGCAATACTAATCAGCGTGAGTAGGTCGCGTAGGTCAAACGTATCGCTATACCATTGCGGCGCCCAACCGACGGCCAATACCATTTCGGCTAGTTGGCGGCGGTAGGTTCCGCGTTGGTAGGGTTTTCCGGTTCCTTAGAGACAACCTCGATATTTACAAGCTTTTTTAGGTAGTCGTCAAATGCGGCGGGAACAACAATCTTTACCGCCTTGGCGCTTTCCCAAGCCAAATAGGCGAGGTCCTCGACGCCTACGCCGGTGGCCATATCGGACGCCTTGCGTTTAAATCGTCGTTCCCATTGGACGACGACAAATAGGTTTGTTGATACCTCGTAGGTTTCGTCGGTTGTTTCTACTTTGAGGGTTAAGAGCATTGCGGCTTCCTTTCGTTGTCGGGCCGATTAGTTGGCCGTGGTTATGCGGTTGTGTCGGTGCTGTACACGCCACCGACAAACGTAATGTCGCACGTGGCAAGCTCACCAAGCGTCATGTTGATAACGGGCAATTCTGCCAAGAACGTTCCGGTGAG